GTTACAAATAGTACATTAAGTTCTTTGGCCAAGTTACGCAACTCTTCTGACACATATTTGTCTTTGACAAATAAATCATTTGGGCTGACTTTAGCACTAACTGGCATCAACAAGTCCAAGTAGTCACACATGACAAAGTCTACCTTGATACCCGTTTGCACTTGCACTTCTTTAATATAACTACGAATGTCGTTAATGTTACTCTGCGCCGGTAATGCTTTAATGCGATACTGCCCGGCTTTCTTACTAACTAACTTAACTTTAAGTTCAGTCTGATCAATGTCTTTACGAATTTCTTTTGTACTCATTCCTGCCAGCATAGCATCAGTTCTTAACGCACATAGTTCTTCACTGAGTTCTAAACTAATGTACACACCGCTGAGTCCGGCTTGCAACCAGGATAATGCAATGTTCATCATAACAAGCGATTTGCCCGACCCCGATCCTCCGGCAAAAATGTTAAGTTCTCCACGGCTAAATCCACCATATAAGATCTTGTCCATTTGCGGCCACCCTGTGCTTACTTGTCCGCCTGAATTAAAGTATTTGTCAATACGAGTACGTGGATCTGCCCAGTAGTCTGTGCCCATGTCTTTGGTTAGACTAATCTGAACTGCATCTTTGATCAGTTTTTCTACAGGATCATACTCACCTTTTTCTAGTAAGTCTGCACTTTTAAGAATAGCACGTTCTAGTTCTTGTCTGCGAGTGAACGCCTCAAATGTGTTTAATGCCCAATCACTATGTCCTTCATTTAGTTCAAGTATTGGTGTTATTTTGATTCCTGTTGCTGCACTAATTTGTTCTGGCGCGGGCAGAGTCTTGTATTCGTTACAATGTTGTTTAATAAATTCAGCAACCGGTCGTAAGCTACGATCAAAGTTTTCGGGGTTATAAATATTTTGAACTCTCACAAACAATTCGGCATCCGAAATCATCATTTCTAAAAAAAGCCGTTGCACATCTAAGTTATAATCTGTAATCATATATTTTTCATCATTTATTCTGTAAGTATAACAGAAATGTATTAGTTATACAACTCAATTGACTAAATAAAGGTGTAGTTCACGGAATTGGCGTTCCCAACTACTCTAACACTGTGAAGGAGTGCCAGCAATGATATTTAACAAAAAACACCCGCCAGCAGGCTTTTATGTTTATGCATATCTTCGTAAGTCGGGAGAACCATATTATATAGGCAAGGGTTTAGGTATACGAGCATGGATCCAGCATAGACAAAATAATAAAGGTGTGCATACTCCGCCAGCTCACCGAATTATAATTATTTCATACAACCTACTTGAAATTGGTGCCTTTACATTAGAACGCAAACTTATAAGATGGTATGGAAGAAAAAATAATAAAACTGGAACTCTTCATAATCGGACCGACGGTGGCGAAGGAGCCTCGGGGTTGGTACAATCTACAGAAACAAAACTTAAAAGAGCAGAATCAAATCGTGGTAAAACAAGGTCTGCAAAAACAAAAGACCAAACTCGTCAATCTCTGTTAGGTGTTAAACACTCTATCGAGCGTCGAATTAAAAATAGCGCAGGGCATACTGGGCTAAAACAATCAGAGGAAACAATAGAAAAAAGACGAGCTACTCTAAAAAAAGTTAAACATTCAGAAGAGTGGAATAATAAGGTTAGTGCGGCATTAAAAGGAAGAAAAAGATCGCCAGAACAAATTAAAAAACAAAAAGAAACTTGGAGACTTAAAAAACTACAGTCTTTGACTGTTTAAGACGTTTAACAAGTTGTTTTTTCCTTAGTTGTATTTTAATTTTACTAGTTTCTTTGGCTTGCACGATACTTATCAATGCACCCAGCCTGCCCAAACGAATTACAGCATCGTTCACATCCTTAACACCAGTGGGCCATACCGGCATGCTTACTGCCCACCCTAGTTCCACTGCACGATCTACTAACTTCATGCCGGCTTCATCTTGGTCCGGCACTACAATAACTTCACGTCCGAGACTGCGTATTAGTCTAACCTGTGCGTCATTAATCTCTGCATGTAATACGGCAAGTCCGTTAATGCTTAGTGCGTCAAACACACCTTCCATTACAATTACATATTGCCAGTTGGCACCTTGCAGGTCTGTGCCAAACACATAACCCGGTTGTATGTCCTGAATATATCTAGGATTACGATCATCTAAAAATCTTGTCGTATGTCCAACTACTTGATTGTCATGCGTAAATGGAATTACAATACCCGGGCGTGGCATTGTTTTATATAAAAATGGATAGTCCAAGGGTATGCATCTGCCACGCAAATATTCTTCTGCCGCGGTATTAACTGGTTGCGTATCCGCTGGAAGGTCTCGGTCTTCAAATTCAATGTTTTGTAGTTTGTTTACTATTTCTTGTCGCTCGCCTAGTAGTCCTTCAATTGATTTATGTTTAAGACTTTCAAGATTTATGCGCTCGATTTCTTCCTTGGGTACATTCATCCACTCAAGAAGTTTGCGAGCTTTAAATGTTAAGTTTCTACCCAAGACGAAACTTGCGGTATACCCACAATTGAAACAATGCCAATTGAAGCTACCATCGGGCGATGATTTTATTCCTCCACGCATACGGCGATCGGCTGATTCACCTCTATGGATACAACACGGCGCATTAACTGAAACCCAGCCCGAACTTGTCTGTTTTCGTTTACCGGGTAAAAAGGAAAGCACATCAATCATACTACATTATAGCAGATTATTATGCGAATATCAAGAATATTTGGTGTTATCTATATAAAATATCAACCACAAAACCTGTGCTGATTAGAATCGCGGCACCGGTTTGACTTGGGTTATTTGGATAAAGTCCAGAACCAAATCCTGCATTGGGCAAATACCAATAACCACTTCCGCCATTGGTCACTGTAATTCCTGTGACTGTGCCGCCGGATACCTGTGCCGTGGCAGTGGCTCCGCTACCGTCACCAATGATACTGATCTTAGGTGGCGCCAGGTACCCACTTCCGCCATTGGTTACTGTGATACTAGTAACTACGCCATTTGATGTGGTTGCATACCCGATGGCCGGGGTGCCTGGTTGGGTCGGTACAGCAAAAATACTATTATTAAAGCACAATCTAAGTAACGGATACCAACCCACAATATTCATATGGATGGTGCCGGTCTTGTCAAGATACGTGGTTGAATCTGTGACATTATACCAAATACTTTGATAATTTTCGGCGGCCTGCGCTTTGATTGTACCAGTGTATCCATCTAAGGTCATTTGCACGGTGGTAACTGAATTTACTGGCTCAATAAAACTGCTAAAGAATTCTGTATTTAAAAAACTATTCCAATAATTGCCGCCATTGGGGTTGCCGTACCAATAAGAACTAGCCGGATACTGTCCCCAAGTGGTGCCATCATATGATGCTTGAGCCGATAATTTAGTGGTAGGTATTGTGAGAGATACGCTGGGTATGTGCTGTGGTAATATGCTATCTACAATGTCGACAGGAGCGCGAGCACCTGATTGAGCGTTGGTAAACACTGCCTCAGTAAGGTTGCCAGATGTTCTTGCGATGCTATAATTAGCTGGTTGTGCTAGAACTTCCAGTAGGTCTGCTGTGGTCAACGTAACCTTGGCGCGACCAGTGGCGGCATTTAAAATAACCATGACTTTTTCCACTAGAATTCGATCACCGTCGGTATTAACCGCACGGAATATAAATGTACTGCCGGTGATGTTGACCGGCTTTTCTTGTTGATTGATAAATTCAAACAAAATTACATTGTCAACACCCTTGTTTATTGTTAAGCGTTTTGCATACACAGGATCGTACCTATAAGTAAAAGTTTCACCGTCGCCGGTATCTATCAATAATACTTGCGCGATCTGTTGATAAATGTAGGCCTGGGTTGAATACATCCTGTATTTAGCCGGTTTAGAATCCAAAGACAAAATGGTCTGGTAAATAACCGTACGATATGAACAATGACTTTTTTGAAAAACTGGCGGAGAAATACCCGTTTATAACCTTGTGTGTGTATGCCACAGTGGAATACGTGGGCATCATACAAAACCAGGATGATGCTATTACCACTATTTACGATTTTGGAGCCATACAAGATGTTGATATTAAACGGCAATTCCTAG